AAGATAGTTTCAATGCGGCTATTAGAGATACGTTTATTGATGAAGCAACCAAACACGGGCATGAAATAGATTTGATTAATTTGTTTGAAGAAAAAGAACAGTTGCCATTTTACAATGCAAACATCAATCCACCACCCAAACTTGTTTTGGATTATAGAAAAAGATTAGAGAACAGCGATGTTATGTTTCTTATTGGATCATGCCATAATTTAAGGATGCCATCTATATTAGAAAATTGGGTTGATTGGGTGTTGCACCCTAAATGGTTTTTCAGTTACAGGGCATTGGTTCCAGGTAATAAATACTTTAAGAACTACGGTTATCCCGTGCCAGGCGCAATGAATGGCAAGTTAGGATTAATATCAATCACATACGGTGGACCTATGGTTACCTATGTAAATTTTAGTTTGTTTGATAATATTCCTTACAGAAGGATAAAAAAAGCAGTGTTCAATCTAGGTGGTATGATTACAAGATACATACGTTTCTATTCAGTACTACCAGGAATGGAACAAAAAGATTTTGATAAACATATGAATAGAGTAAGAAAACTTGCTAGGAGTTTAAATCCTAACAAGAAGAAAAAGATAAATTGGTTTTGGAAATGAAAGCAACTAAATGACACTAATAATTAACAAGTATGACTATAAAGAAATAAAAAAGAAGAGCGTGGATGGACGCAGGTTATACGCATGTCCTGATGGTAATTCGGTAGCAAGTGTAACAACTATACTTGATGCCACCAAAGATAAAACACATCTGATTGCCTGGCGTAAACGAGTTGGTGACATAAAAGCAAAAGAAATTACAACAGAAGCGGCAGGCGTAGGAACACGTATGCACAAGTATTTGGAAGATTATGTGGAATCAGGCGAATGGACAAAACCAGGATCTAATCCATATGCTAAACAGGCACACAACATGGCATTACAGATAAAAGAAAATGTAATGAATGATATAGAAATATGGGGGAGTGAAGTTCAGTTATATCATCCTAAAATTTATGCTGGCACAACTGACCTAGTAGGAACCTACAAAGGACAACCAGCTATAATGGACTTCAAGCAAACTAACAAGCCAAAAAAGAAAGAATGGGTAGAAGATTATTATCTACAACTTACTGCTTATGCTCTAGCTCATAATGAATTATATGGAACAGACATAAAAGAAGGCCATGTGTTCATGTGTTCGAGAGATCTACAATACCAACAGTTTGATCTATGGCCTGATGAATTTCCAAACTGGGAATCCAAATGGTGGGACAGAGTATATCTGTATTATGACAAGCACTATTGAAATGCAGAAACTATATCATTTCACACATAACATTACAGGTAGGAAATATTTAGGACAAACAACACGTGACCTAAATGTATATCAAGGATCAAGCAAAGGTTGGTTGGAACATATCGAACAATACGGAAACAACTATGAGATAGAGATATTGTTTGAAAGTAATAATCAAGATAGATTCAAAGAGGTTTGCCAATATTTCAGTGACAAGTTTGATGTGACGAACAATCTAGAATATTTTAACATTGTTGCCGAACGTGGAGGAAGTATGGGAGGTAATGCCAATCCCATGTTTAAGACAGGAAAATATACAGGACGCTTAGATAATCCTGGATTATACAAGAAGTTGGACAGGCAAAAACATGCTGAAAGTTGGGAAGCTAACAGAGAACGCACTCATCCTAGAATGAACTTTTTTTATCATAAACGTAAAGGTAACAGAGAACGTGCTGAATACTATTGGAACAAATGGTATAGCATGGCTCCTAAGAACAGTAATAACAGACAAGCGTTATGGCCAACAGATACGTTTGAAATGTGGTACAATCGCAAGGGCAACGACTTGGACTTCAGGCATAAATACACTATATAGGAGTTTAGCAGTGGCAGTCGTACAGATATCTAGAATACAAGTAAGAAGAGGACAAAAGAACCAAGGCTCTGGTATTCCGCAATTAGCAGGTGGAGAGTTTGGTTGGGCTGTAGATTCAAGAGAACTTTATATCGGAAATGGATCTGTAGCAGAAGGTGCTCCAGCAGTTGGTAACACAAAATTAATTACACAACATGACGACTTGTTTTCATTAGCAGATACGTATACATATTTGGCCGGAGAAACAGTTCAAACAGGCGGAACACCAACATCTCCAATTAAAAGAACACTACAAGCGGCACTAGATGAAGTGGTTTCAATTCGTTCTTTCGGAGCCTTTGGTGATGGTACTGATCAAACAGTAGCAATACAAAGAGCTATTGATCAATTATATATTAATTCTAGCACAAAAGGCACTGAACAAAGCAGGGTGAAATTACACTTTCCTGCTGGAGTATACACTATTACAAGCACAATTTTTGTACCAGCATTTGCTAGTTTAATTGGAGAAGGCTCTGACAAAACAAAATTCAGTATTACAAATAATGTAATTGCTTTTCAAACAGTAAATGATTCTAGCACACCGGGAACATACGCAGATGATAGTTCAAGCACAAGTTTGAATCAGGCTAGAAAATTACATCTGGAAGGATTTACTATAGCAACTACCTCAACAACATTGCCAGCATTGGTATTACAAAGTTGTAAAATGAGCAACATAGCAGATATTAAATTCACTGGTCCTTGGACAACAGGAACATCAATCACAAATACAAATGCGGCAATCAAACTAGGATCATTAAGTTCTATAGTAGGTACACAACAAAACAAATTTGACCATATAATGATTGACGGATTCAGCGTAGGAATTTACAGCGATGATGATGTATACAATAACCATTTTCATTGTAGCTATTGGGACAACTGCGGATACGGTGTAATGTTTGGAGAGAATTCTGTAATTGGATCTCAAGGACAAGTAACAGGTCCTTGTAAAAATAAAATTAGTAACAGCCAATTCAAAGATATTGACAGAGAAGCTATCAAAATTAAAAATGGTAAAGATAATTTTAGTATTGCTAATAATTTTGAAAGTGTTGGTAATGTTGGCGGGACAGAAGGTAACGCTCAATATTCTGTAATTGATTTTGAAAATCCAGGAAACACATCCTCGGAGGATACTTTTACTAGAACAGCTGAGTTATCATACAATCAAACTTACATATCAGCATTTCCTTACGTATCAGAAATAAAAGGATATGTAAATGCTACATTAGGAGGCTTTCATTCGTTGGAAGTATCCGAAACTTCAAGTTACACATACTTTTTTAGGCTACCAGGCGACTATACAAGGACTTATGAAGTAGATTATTTTTACAATAGCTCACTAGTCAATGCTCAAAGAAGCGGAAAAATGACTATACAACTAGATGCTACAACCAATACCTTAAACTTTAATGATGAATATGACTATCAGGGTGATGCTAATTACGAATCATCACTGCAGTTCCAAACACAAATGGTAAACACAGATGGACAAATATCGGTTGACACAATCATAGTTTCTGTGTTAAACTCTATTGTAAATGACAGCGGAAGGTTCACTTTCAAAATCAAAGTTATAGGTTAATGCTTGGACTAAAGTTTGAAGATAAGATAAGATTCTGGAAAGATCTCAGGGAACAATTAGAAACACACCCTAGACCTTTTGATATTCTCGTACAGTTCACAAACAAACTACCTATAACAGCAAGGAAGATAAATCCTTGGGATCCAGAGAGCATGGTTGAACCTTGGCATTTGATTGAACAGGAGGAGTTTTCAGAGCATGAAATCGCACAACTAACCGCCTATACTTTACAGTTAACAGATCGGTTTAGTAGTGCTAACATAGAGATACATATCAGTAAGGATAACTTAAAAGACAAATTGGTTTTCCTTGTATATCTAGACAAAGGTATAGTTTTAGGATACGAAAATGAAGCAATTACTACTAACGAATTACCAGCACATGTTATCTCACAAAGGATTTACAAGCTACCCCCGCTTCACTAAATAATTTTTATTATACGAAGGAAAGAGAATGAAAGAAGGAATACAGATCATTAAAAGAGATGGTAACAAAGAACCATTAGACATACAAAAAATTCATAAAGTTGTTAATTTTGCTTGTGAAACATTGGCTGGCGTAAGTAGTAGCCAAATACAAATGAACGCAGGCATCCAATTTGCTGACGGCATGTCAAGCAGAGAAGTACAGGATCTACTTGTTAGATCAGCTAATGATTTAATTTCTTTAGAAAGCCCTAATTATCAATATGCGGCGGCAAGATTATTGCTGTATGGAATCTATAAAGATGTGTTTGGTGGTTTTGAAAAAGTATCTCTGTATGATATGGTTGAAAAAAACATTGAAAGAAAAGTATATGATTCACAGATACTTGATATGTACACTGAAGAAGAATTTGAAAAACTAGAAAGTTATATTAGACATAACAGAGATGAAAACTTTACCTATGCTGGATTAAGACAAATTGTTGACAAGTATCTTTGTCAGGACAGAAGCACAGGCGAAATTTACGAATCACCGCAACACATGTACATGATGATTGCGGCGACACTGTTTGCTAACTATCCAAAAGAAGATAGAATGCATTATGTAAGGAGATATTATGATGCGACCTCCCTTTTTAAAATCAATATCCCAACGCCAGTCATGGCCGGTGTCAGAACACCTATTAGACAGTTTGCTTCGTGTGTCCTTGTTGACAGTGATGATACCCTTGATAGTATCTTCGCAAGTGATATGTCGATTGGTAGATACACGGCACAAAGAGCAGGGATCGGAATCAACTCAGGACGTATCAGAGGAATCAACTCAAAGATCAGGGGAGGAGAAGTAGCACACACTGGTGTCATTCCTTTCCTTAAAAAGTTTGAAAGTACTGTACGTTGCTGTACACAGAATGGTGTACGTGGTGGTAGTGCTACTGTCCATTTTCCGTTTTGGCATCAAGAGATTGAAGACATACTTGTTTTGAAAAACAACAAAGGTACTGAAGATAATAGAGTACGTAAGTTAGATTATTCTATTCAGCTTAACAAAACTATGTATGAAAGATTATTAACACAAGGCAATGTTACTCTTTTCTCGCCACATGATGTTCCAGGATTATATGAAGCATACTTTGGCGATGCTGATGAATTTAAAACCCTATATGAGAAATATGAAAAAGATCCTAAAATCAAAAAAAGTATTTTACCAGCAATGACATTATTTTCTGCTCTCGTAAAGGAAAGAGCTGAAACAGGACGTATCTATATTATGAATGTTGATCATGCTAATAGCCATAGTTCGTTCAAAGACAAAGTATATATGAGTAACTTATGTCAAGAAATTACATTACCTACCAAACCGTTAAATCATATTGATGATGAGGAAGGTGAAATAGCATTGTGTATTTTATCAGCAATCAATGTAGGTTTAATTAAAGAACTAGATGACCTGGAAGAGCTTTGTGATCTTGCTGTAAGAGCACTAGATGAAATAATCGATTATCAAAAATATCCAATCAAGGCGGCTGAGATCAGTACAAAAGCTAGACGTTCTTTAGGAGTAGGATATATTGGTTTAGCACATTATCTAGCTAAGAATCAAGTATCGTACGGAGATAAAAAAGCACTTACAAAAGTACACGAGCTAACTGAAGCCTTTCAATATTATTTGTTAAGAGCAAGTAACAAATTAGCAAAAGAAAAAGGTAAATGTGATTATTATGACCGCACTAAATATAGTGATGGTATACTACCAATTGATACATACAAAAAGGAACTAGACGAAGTTTGTTCAATCACGTTAAAATATGACTGGGATGATCTTCGCGAGGACATTAGACTTTACGGTCTACGGCACAGCACATTGTCCGCACAGATGCCTTCGGAGAGCAGTTCCATTGTGTCGAACGCAACAAACGGAATAGAGCCACCTAGAGGATTCTTGTCCGTTAAGAAAAGCAAAAAAGGGCCTCTTAAGCAGATTGTACCACAGTATCAAACGTTAAAAGCCCACTACACTCTACTATGGGATATGCCTAGTAATGATGGTTACATAAACATAGTAGGAGTAATGCAAAAGTTCTTTGATCAAGCAATCAGCGGTAATTGGAGTTATAACCCAACACACTTTGAAAACAACGAGGTACCAATGAGTGTAATGATTAAAGACTTGTTAAATACTTATAAATATGGTTGGAAAACATCATATTATCAAAACACTTATGATTACAAAACAGATGGTGAAGAAGAGCCACAACACAATCTGGGTTGGCATGATAATGTAAAAGAAAACCCTGTTGAACGTGATGAATTCAACGGAACAGATAAAGAATATGAAGAATATTGTGACTCCTGTGCGATTTAACACTTGACACAGGCACATAGATATGTTACACTAAGATATGTTACACTAAAGGTATGGAGGAATTAGAAAGATGGCAAAAACAGTATTTAATAAAGAAAAAATAGATTTTACAAAGAGCACAATGTTCTTTGGACCAGATCAAAATACACAAAGGTATGATGTGTTTAAGTTTCCAGAGTTTGATAAACTTAATCAAACAATGCTTGGTTACTTTTGGCGCCCTGAAGAAGTTAGTTTACAAAAAGATAGGTCAGACTTTGCCAACTTTAGACCAGAACAAAGACACATTTTTACTGCCAATTTAAAATATCAAACTCTTTTAGATAGTGTTCAGGGACGTGGTCCTAGTTTAGCTTTCTTACCATATGTATCTTTGCCAGAGCTTGAAGGTTGTATTGTTACTTGGGACTTTTTTGAAACAATCCATTCACGTTCTTATACACACATTATCAAAAATGTTTATCCAGATCCTAGTGAAGTATTTGATACAATATTAGATGATAAAGAGATATTGAAACGAGCTCAATCAGTAACAAAAAATTATGATGCGTTTACACTTGCGGCAGATGATTGGTTCCAACGTAAAGTAGGAACACTTCGCGATGTGAAAAAGAAAATGTTCCTAGCAATGATGAATGTAAACATCCTAGAAGGATTAAGATTTTATGTATCGTTTGCTTGTACCTTTTCTTTCGCTGAATCCAAAAACATGGAAGGTTCAGCAAAGATTGTATCGCTCGTGGCAAGAGATGAAGCAACGCATTTAAATCTTTCAACACACGTTTTGAAGAATTGGATCAAAGGAAATGATGATCCAGACTTCAAGAAGATTGCGGCAGAATGTGAAGACGAAGTAGTCGAAATGTGGAAAACTTGTGTTGATGAAGAAAAGGCATGGGCAAACTATTTGTTTAAAGACGGAGCAATCATTGGTTTAAATGAAGAACTTTTACACCAGTATGTAGAGTTTATTGCTAACAAAAGAGTGAAAGCACTTGGATACAAACCAATCTATGATCGTCCTTTAAATACTAATCCTCTGCCTTGGACACAACATTGGCTATCAAGTGCTGGACTTCAAGTGGCACCACAAGAAACAGAAGTTGAAAGCTACATTATCGGGGGCATTAAACAAGACGTAGACGAAGATGTACTGAAAGGATTTACTTTATGATGAACATCACAATTTACAGTAAACCAATGTGTCCTAGTTGTGTAAAGGCAAAAAATGTTTTTAAAAATTTACAACTAGAATACACTGAAAAAACAATAGGATCTGATATTCAGCCTGCGGAGTTAATGAAACTTTTTGAAGACAAAGGTTTACCTGCTCCGAGAACTGCTCCCCAGATCTTTATAGGTGATCAACACATTGGTGGTTACGAGTCTCTTGTGTCGTATATAGAAGACACAGGATTCAACGGAACCGGGAGGTCGACAGGCTGATGTTAATAGAAAAACCATATAGTGTCGGCGATACCGTCACGTTCAAAACTGTAGCTGGAGAAGAAGTAGTATCCAGAATTACAGAAGTTAAAGACGATTCTATAAAGATTAAGAAGCCTATGGTTTTAACCATGACAGAAAAAGGGATTGGAATGGTTCCGTTCGCTTTGACTGTGAGCATGGACACAGAAATGCTAATTAATCTAGGAAACGTTGTATTCATTGCTAAGACTAGCGAAACGACAGCGAAGCAATATATAGAATCAACAACTGGACTCAAAGTAGTCAATTAAAGGAGAATAACTATGTCAGACATACACGAACAAATTAAGGCTCATTACGAAGCATACTTGGCAGAAGCAGAGTCATTTGATACCAAAGGTGTAAAAGCCTCAGCCGCAAGAGCAAGAAAAGCTCTTGGCGAGATGGGTAAATTGGCAAAAGCTAGAAGAGCTGAGATCCAAGAAAAAAAGAATAATATGTAATAAATACACAGTTAGGGGTGCTACATGGAGTGGCTCCCCTACTAAGAAGGGCAATCCAAAATATGGCACAACAAGGTAAACTTAAATGGTACAATCATGTAAAAGGCTACGGCTTTTTATCACGTGAAGAGTCTGATAAAGACATCTTCGTACATATTTCTGAATTTAGAAAATCAGGAATAAAAACTGTTAAACAGGACATGATTGTAGAATACGAAATTTCAGATCATAACGGTAAACCAGTAGCAGTCGATATAAAAGTAGTTCACATTCCAGAATAGGAGAAGTAAATGGCGGAAGCCATGTTGTTATTCATGCTAGTAGTAAAACACGCACTAGCAGACCTAGTTCTACAAAGTCGGCTTACATCTGGAGATAAAAGTAATTTAAAAAGTTTGAAAGGTTATATACACGCCGGAGATCACGCGGTTTGTACCTTTATAGTCTTGCTGTTTTTTACATCCTTTCAAAATTCTGTTCTGATAGCAATGCTAGACTATGTTCTACATTTCATCATTGATTTTACAAAAACAAAACTTATGCGATATTATGATATCGAAACAAACTCCAAAAAGTTTTGGATATTCCAAGGCGTTGATCAAATCGCCCATTATACTTGTTACTTTATTTACGTTCTTCTCTTGACAAACCTATTATAGTATGTTATAAATACACTACAATGTTGAAGCAATTCAAACACTGGACAGGACCTGGGGGCAGTACCCAGCAGGTCCACCATAAACACTTTGTAGTTACCAGAACCTGATGGTACCCACAAGTAAGGACAGACGCAAAGTGTTTATGATGGGCCTGAACTAGGATCGACTGACAGAATAGTAGAAGCGTGGAGTTGTCCGGATGTAAGCTCGGTTAACGCGAACAAACGTTATAAATGCAAACGATAATGCATCTAACGTATTTTCTTTCGTGGATTTTTCCAATGCGAGAAAGTACGTGAATGAGGATTTCGCCTTAGCGGCGTAATCGCTCGGGGTTGGCGGCTTACCTAGCAACAGAAAAGTCGCACTACATGGAGGCTGTATGAAGTTAGGTGTTAGAAGTAGTAAATTGGCAATAGCCTATGCTAACAAAGTAATAGATGCTCTCCTCTTTCCCGATATAGAAATTGCTCCTATTGTAACTGAAGGTGATGTCAAAAGTAATACATCCATACAGGAGATAGGTGGCAAAGGTGTATTTGTTTCTGAAATAGAAAAACATTTATTAGAAGGCACAATCGATATTGCTGTTCATAGTTTTAAAGATTTGCCAGCACAAATGGATGATAAACTTACCATTAGTGCCGTTCTAGAAAGAAATGATCCAAGAGATTGCTACATTGGTAGGCTTTTTCCTAAAGCCAGAGTAGGCACAGGATCTCCTAGGCGAATAGCACAACTAAAAAATAATTTTACTGTGGACTTTGATATCTTGCCTATTAGAGGAAATATAGATACAAGATTACAAAAACTGGATAATGATCAATATGATGCTATAATTTTAGCAGTGGCTGGTTTAGAAGCCTTAGGCTTGGAAAATAAAATTACAAAAATTTTGCCGTTTGATAAAATGCTTCCTTGCGTAGGACAAGGTACAATCGCTATCCAAACAAGGAAAGATTATGAATGGCATGATAAGATACAGTCTATATGCCATATGCCCACTTACTACTCCGTTATGGCTGAACGAGAAGTACTAAAAGTAGTAGACGGAGATTGTCACACTGCCATAGGTGTGATATCAACATTGGTGGGTGATTGTATTATGATCCGAGCATATAATTATGAAAATGATAAGGAATATGCTAACATGTCCAAAAGAACAGATTACATAGAACTTGGTAGGGAAGTGGGTAACAAAATTAAGTGAACAAAAAATTTACTAATGCCTGTGATAGAATACAACAAAAAACTCCTCCTATTTGGTTCATGCGTCAAGCAGGCAGATATCATTCCCATTATAGAGATTTAAAACAAAAATACACATTTGAATATCTTTGTAAAACTCCTGAACTAGCTGGAGAAGTTGCGTTAGGTCCAATAGTAGAATTTGATTATGATGTGGCCATCTTGTTTTCTGATATTCTTTTTCCATTAGAAGGCTTAGGTATGAATCTTAGATTTGATCCTGGTCCTAAGTTTCAATTTCATCTAAACGAAAGCAATGCTAATCAATTAGATGACATCAGTAAAGCAATTAATTTTATGTCTTTCCAACGAGATGCTTTACTGACAACTAGGACTATGCTGTCCAAAGACAAAAGCCTAATAGGATTTATAGGAGGACCTTGGACACTTATGAATTATGCCTGTGGTGATAGCAAAGTTTCAGATGAGTTTAAATTAAAATATATGGAAACAGTATTAATCCCTTTGCTACAAAAAAATATTGAACTACAAATCAAGGCTGGTGCTGAAAAAGTTATGATCTTTGATAGTGGTTTACAAAACATGTCTACAAGATTTTTTGATGCTAAGTATTTTCCGTTGCTTAAAAAACTATCTTCAAAAGATACAGCTTACTATAGTAGGAACCTACCACGAAAATGTATAGGCACAATTCTTCAAACTGAATGGGGTGGTATAGGAGTAGACAGTAAGTTAGACATTGCTGATTGCTTAGAAACAGTTGACACCGGATTTGTACAAGGAAATTTTGACGAAAAAAAGATGTTATTACCTAAACACAAATTCATGTATGCCATAGAAAAATATTGTGATGATATTTTAAAAACTGATAGGACTGGCTGGGTATGTGGATTGGGACACGGAATAGATAAGACAACTCCTGAAGAACATGTTCATTTGTTTATAGAAACAGTTCGTAACAGATTATCTTGATCTTTTTTTGCCCATGCCCATGTAATGTTCAGAAGGTTCGTAGTTCCAACGCTTGCCGTGATGTCCACGGATATCAGCATACCACATTCTTAACTTTACAATAAACTTTCTCATACCTAAGCTCATTATCTTCCTAACTTTTTTTTACGTCCTATTGGTAATTGTATTTCTTTAGACATTTCCTTGCCCTTTTTACCAATCCAACTAACAACTGTGTTTGTTACTTTAGCAGTGCTTTGAAAGCTCTTTACAGCTCTTCTCCAGCCTAATGCTGTAACTTCTTTTATTTCTTCACCGTCAGTGAATTTAAATATTCTATTCTTAGACATAAATTTCCTTTTGGCTGTATTTAGTATTTTACGATAAATATACGTATATAATAGGAGAGTGATATGGCTAAAATGAAATTTAGTGCTGTGCATATACATGAGCCAATAATAAAAAAGACAAGCATAGGTGGCAGAAAATCTATGGTCAAAACAAGCTCAATGAATAAGCATAAACGCAGAAGTTATAAACCATACATAGCACAGGGGAGATAAAAATGAGTAAACCCGATGACCAGGGTAAGCTAGAAGTGGCTGTGAGAGTCCTTGGAAATGAATTAATAGCACTCAAAATGACTGTAGACGATTTCAAAATGAAATGGTTAGTTTTAGGAGTAGTAACTATTTGTGCCTTAGGTTGGGCGGCCAGTGTATTTGGGCCTGAACTAATGAGTATGTTCGATGCTGAGTAAACCATGTAAACTACACTTAGAAGAAGTTGGCGAAACAGGCTTCCAACACATGAAAAAGGCTTTGAAAACAGCAGTGAAGTTACAACTGTTGGTTCCAGTACTTATTATCCATTCAGTTGCTCCTAGATTTTTTACAAAAACCGCAACTAATGTTTTGAAAGATATATTGGAAGAGCGAAATGAGTAATGATATACGACGAGGAATGGGAGCGTAAACGCAAAGAACGTGTCAAACGGTTTAAAGAACGATTTAGAAAATGGTTTAACGCAGATAACATCATAGATGCCACTGTTGACTTGTTCTTGATATTATTTGATGTATTATCATCGCCTATCTTAATTGTAATGAGATTGGCTAGATATTTCGTAGGCAAGTATATGTTAGGCGGAGTAAAAAACAAAATAAAGAAAGTAGCACATTGGACAGCAGGCAAACATATAGTAATAAAAATTTTAGTTTGGATATTATTAATATGTATAGGAATAGTAATCCTTACACTTATGTGGCTCTTCGGAACAGCATTTGGAGAGTGGATAATGGAAGAATGGGGTTATCAAGCATTAAACTTAGATGAATAAAAGGAGAGTACCATGTATGAATATAAATGTAAAATATTAAGAGTAGTTGACGGCGATACGGTTGATATAGATATTGACTTAGGGTTTGGCATGTGGATGCACAAGGAACGTGTTAGAATGATGGGGATAGACACACCCGAATCAAGGACAAGAGACAAAGTTGAGAAAAAGTTTGGATTAGCTTCAAAAGCAAGATTGAAAGAACTAATGCCAGTGGGATCAAAGCAAATACTAAAGACAGAAATTGATAGAAGTGGTGAAGACAGTCGTGGCAAGTTTGGGCGTATATTAGGAGATTTCTTTGTGGACCAAAACGGAAAAGATTCTAGAGCTACAGAGATACTTATTAGTGAAGGGTATGCTGTTGCATATCATGGACAGTCTAAAGACGATGTTAAAGAAGCACATCTTAAAAATCGCGATAGACTAATATCGGAAGGTAAAGTAACTTTATGAAAACAGTGGTGGTAATATTTTTAGCAACATTAATATATGCTGATGATCCAGACAGGTCAGAGAATTTGTACAGTTGGCAAATGCAGTTTCCAACATTTGAAAAATGTCAACTTTTTTATCAAGAATATGAAGCAAATCTATTAAATGGTTTGCTAGATCATTCAAAACAAAAATATAAAGCACAATTGAATATAGACTATGTATCTTGTGCTTTAGTTGAAATGGACATGGCACAGAAAGATCCTAAAGTTATTGGACAAAAAATTATGTATCAGAAAGAAAAATAAATGAAATTTTTTATTGTTGTATTATTTGCTGTCAACGTAGGCTCATTCGATGGAAGCAGAGACATGTTTGTGTTTACTGAGCCAACTTACACCGACCAAACCCAATGTGAAGCGGATATAACCGATCCACAAGTTATCCCAGGACTAGTCCAAAAACTAGTTTTGGAATATAGGCAAGTCAAAAGAATTGAATCTGTAATTTGTATTGAAGAAAAAGAATTACGCCGAGCTTTACAAGGTATTAAAGAATCACCAGCATAATATCTCCAAAACATTAATCCTACCTAACCAAAACAGTTGACAAATAATATAACTTATTATATAACTGTATTATTATGTTTATAAAAGATAGACTAGAAACAACAAGAGCTCTTTTGAGCTCTTTTTTTAATAAAGGAGGCCATATGGCAACAATTAACAAAGGTTCAACTTATTACAGAGTAGGTTCACAGAATCAACAAATCCTAGCAAAATACTGGGGTACAGGTAAAACTTTCACATTAGAAGGTTTGACAGACAAACTTGACGCTATGTCACCTGGTGCTAGAATCTCTGAATTAAGAGATAATGGTTTTAATGTTAAATCAAAACCAATCTACACTGGTATGGTAGGAAGACCTGCTAACGAATACTCAATCTCTAGAAGAAGAGTATTTGCGTAATTAATCTACCAAATTAACTTGACATCTGTGCCTTCTCCTGTTATAATAAACATTATAATTAGGCAGGAGTAGGCACAATGACAATGAGTTTAGTACGTGGCATGACCACGCTCAATACAAAAAAGCCCAAGAAGAAGAAACTTACCTTGGCACAAATTTCCAAATATCAAGAAGACATGCGAAAGCATAACAAGTACATGAAGAAGATTGGTGCGGCTAATCTACAAATGAATCTTGAACAATATATTGCTTATGTTAGAGGTGAACACAAGCCTAGAACTAAGCCAGTGGCAACACAGAACAATTACACACATGATAGTGCGGTATGGCAACGTCCCACAGAAGAAGCCCCAAGTCTTAATTCAGAACAATCTTTTGCTCCATGTACAAAGAAAGAATCTTTACAGTATACAGGTAAACGTAGGCTTGTGGGTATTGCTACAATGCACAAGTCTAATATGGTTCCTGTGTTTGCTGATGAAGATGATAAAACTGGTTCAAAACAAGCTACCGAGATAGCAACAATGAGGAGGAACTAATGTTGGAGTATAAGTTTTTGTGGAACCGCTTTAAATATTATATGAGGATTTTGTTCAGCCTCATTTTCACAGTAGTATCGGTCTTCTGTATAGTGCCGATATCATATGCTGGAGCGATTACCCTCCAGAATGCTGTCGAAGGTGAGTTATACACGGAATCGAGCCAGCCAGAATTGTACTGCCTTGCCATGAATACCTATTTTGAGGCAAAGTCAGAACCTATAGCTGGACAATATGCGACAGCAGACGTAGTGCTGAATCGCGTCAACGACGCCAGATATCCTAACACTATTTGCAAGGTTGTATTACAAGGACCTACTCGTGAAAGTTGGAAGACAAAACAACACGCAAACCTTCCTGATGATGAAAGAAAGTATAATCCTGTCAAACACAAATGCCAATTTTCTTGGTACTGTGACGGCAAGGCAGACACAGTCAGAGACGGCGATGCTTGGCGCAAAGCACAAGAAATTGCTTATAGAATTGTTTTTGAAAAAAAGTATAGAGGTATAACAGAAGGAGCAACACACTACCATGCGACTTATGTGAGTCCTAATTGGGCACCTCAACTTGACCTTGTTGGTAGAATAGGAACACATATTTTTTACAGATGGCCATAAAACTTTGGACAAAGATCCCAATCAATATTAGACGGTGGATCATAGGTATTTTATTTTGGATAGTATCAATACTGTCAGCATTTGCTATAGGCACGATGTACCCAAACAAGTGGGTGCTGACAGACTTTGAAAAAAGTATTACACACAACATACAAGAAGAATGGAAAGAATACGGATTCTTCGAGCCTGAAATGAAATATAACGATAACAAAACATTTATCGAAGCAGTTAATAAATGTATTAGTTATGTTAATCTTACTACACCTCCAGCAGAAAGAGTTTCCAGTGAAATAATAGTTGCTATGGCAATATTAGAAACAGGTTACGGGAAGAGTAGATTCGCACTTCAAGGCAACAATCTATTTGGTATAAGAACTTGGAACAAGGATGATGCTCAACTTAAACCAAAAGACAATCCTGGTGTAGAATGGGGAGTAAAAACCTATATCACAAAATGCCAATCTGTAAAAGACATGGTTAGAATCATAAACAACTATCATGCCTATGAAGGTTTTAGGATTAAAAGAGCAGAACAGTTTGAATCTGGACAAATAGATATTTTCAAATTGATAGAAGAACTTTCTAAATGGAGTACCAATCCAAAGTATACAAGTCTTGTAAAATCAAAGGCTAAAAAAGTTCAAAATTTAATTTCATCAAATTAACCAAAAACACTTGACATTTACAAATAATCGTAGTATAGTGTAACTATGTTAAACACGTTCAGTAGAACGCAATCAAGGAGGCTTTAATGAAAGGCATTTTTAAATTAGGCGCATTAGTAACGGTAGTAGGAATGTTGAACGCATGTTCTTCATACACAACCATTGCTGAAAGAGAAGAGTACGCCCAACCTAAATGGTATGCTAATTGCGTAGAAACAGGTTCTAAGGGCTGGTTCTGGTGGAAACAAGATTATGTGTTTGCCTGTGGAGCAGGTGAAAGCATTTTCCAACAAGCCGCAGAAGAACAGATGTATGCGATAGCAATGAATAACTTCGCAAAACGTATCAATAGTGAAGTTAATTCTAACACTCAGCTACAGTTCAAAGGCAATAACGGAGCAGAGACAAAGAGCACAAATACTGTAATTAGTTATGTGGTCAAGAATACAACTATCCGTGAGCACATTGCTAAAGAAACTGGTACATTCAAATATCAAGGTAAAATGTATACCTTTGTAAAACTAAGAATGAACAGAGAAATATTTGATCAACTTATTGCGGAGGCTAAAAATGCCAAAGTTGCTGAGTTACAACAATCTAATTAAAACAACTTTAATTGCTGGAGCAGTCATGATGAGTGCCTGCTCTTCGCATAACAATAAACCTGTTATGGCACAGTTCCAACCACAATACTGTCACACAGATAGTCAACATACACTGGAGAATGGAAATAAAGCAAATAGCAGAGTGGATGTCAGATGTACTGATAATCCTAAAGATAAACACTTTTTAGCATACAGTGGTATGGCAAAAACATGTAGGGAGCATTACTATGATATTTGGCTTAATGGAAAAGCAGTTACGCAACGTGGTTTCGTTTGTCAAAAGATCGACGGCAGTTGGGAAATCGTTAATCATCCTTACAATTAGTATTGGTCTTACATCCTGTGGTTCTACGGGATACCAGTTTCATACTAGCGAAAGCACCTATGCTAGTACAGAACAATATTATCATCCGGCTAATAGCACCGCAACAGTATTGTTGAATTCTATGAAATGGAGCACTCACAAGATGAATGACTATGATAGACAGCAACAACAAAATGCCGTTTTCTTTGCTTTAAATAATCTACAAAATGGAGAAACTACTAGATGGTTTAATGGTAATACAGGTGCTAGAGGTGCCGTACGTGTAGCAATGACATATCCACAAGGAAGTGGTTATTGTAGGGTAATTATGAGTCAAATTGTGTACAAAGGTAAGCATAGGGACTTTAAAGAGACCGCTTGTATTAACAGTACTGATAACACCTGGCGTTTCATACGATAAATATTACATCAAAGGAATAGTATGGCATTAGGTATTTTAGTTTTATTATCTGCTTTAAGTATTTCAGCAGTAGCAATTTATTATTCAATAGCAGGACTCGTCGCGATATTTGCCGCGGCGGCTGTTCCTATTATGATTATGGGAACTGCCTTAGAAGTAGGTAAGTTAGTCACTGCCGTTTGGTTACACAGATATTGGTCCCAAGCAAAATGGTGGTTACGTTACTATCTAGCGATAGCGGTTGCTGTCTTAATGTTTATAACAAGCATGGGTATCTTTGGATACCTATCCAAAGCACACATAGAACAAACTTCTGCCAGTATAGAATCTGTTGAAAAAATATCTCAATTAGAAACAGAAATAGATAGGTACAAAGGGATTATCACTAGAGCTGAAGAAAAGATAGAATCAGCAGAAAACCAAGGTGCTAACAATAATGATGTAATACAGGATCAAATTGATAGAGAACAAAAGAGAATTGATACTGCTTACGATAGAATACAACCTCTTGTTACAGAACAACAACAAATTATCCAACAAGAGATAGAACGCAAAGATAAGAAGATTGTGCCTTATCTAGCACAAGTTTCAAATATTGATGCTGACCTACAAACACTATCTGACTTGCTTAATAGACGAGATGGTGAAAGTATTAGACGTCTACAGAGTATCGTTGGCACTAGAGTAGATGGTACATACGGAAGTAGAACTGCCAAACAAGTAGAAAATTATCGTGATGGGCTAATTGCTAAACGTGAAAGCATACTCAAAACTATTTCACAAATAGAAGAAAAAGAATCTCCTATTATAAAAGCGGCCAACGAAGAAATAAAACGCCTACGTGACATAGCACAAAATGAGATAAACGAATCAAACAAGGTGATTAACAAGCTACGTGAGGAAATAGGTAGCACAGTTGTCACTGACAATAACACAGTAATTATAGAAGAGAACCTACTTAAAATTAAAAATGCTAACAATGAAATAGATATATTGACAGAAGAAAAATATACTATCGAAGCTGAGTATAGAAAATTAGAAGCAGAAGTAGGACCGATCAAATACATAGCTGAATTTATCTACGGCGAAGAAGCAGATAGAGATATGCTTGAAGAAGCAGTTCGTTGGGTAATCATACTAATCATATTTGTTTTTGATCCGTTGGCTGTCCTTTTGTTAATAGCTAGCCAATATACATTTGACTTTGCTAGAGGCAACAATAGGGGGTCGGCCTGGCGCAAATATGAACAAGCAAGAGCACAAAAAATAGTAGAAAATTCTCAACAACAAGAGGAGCAACATAATGACGGGGAGCATAGTCTGGCTGAGAGCGATGGAGATAATAAACAAGAAGTCCCAGAACAAGTCAAAGAAGAAAAAGAACAAGAAGAAGTCAAAGAGCCTGCTACAAAAATTGAAGAGTCTGTTTCAGTCCAAGAAGCCCTTGAGTCAGAAGAACCTAAAGAAGTAGACGTCGAAAAAAAAGATTCCGAATCATCGGTAGAATCAAAAAGCGATCTTGACAGCTGGAACGAATGGGTAGAAGCGGCAAATGCCGAAGCAGAAGCAGAAGCAAAAGCTGAAGGCGTCTTGTTCGGTGAAGACAATCTAAAGAAACAAGAAATCAAAGAAAGAGCTAATCTAGTAAAACAATATGAAACAGATAGCGAATGGAAAAAAGCTAAACAAAAATGGAAAGAAGCAAATCCTGAAGGCAACATTAAAGATTGGAAACAAGCATTTATTTCAGGTAGAATCCATGAGCTACCTTGGGCACAACTAGTAGAAGAAAGAGTCAAGCCTGACTTGACAGAAGTAATTGAACCTAACTATCAACAAAATGCTGAACAAAGTGAAAATTCAGTTTGGAGCAAGATCCGTAACGATGACCAGTAAATATACGGATGTCTGACACAATAATAAATTTAATTACTGCTCCTGATAAATTACTGAATAATAATCCTAGCCTATTATTGATTAACCCAAGCGATGATTTAAAAACCAATTTTAACACTATAGCACAGGAAATTAAGCATCCAATTAATCTATATCTTCACGAAAATAATGAAGCAAATACAGGTTGGTTGTTGGATTGTATCAGCACTGTTGATCATATAATTTTGGATATTGATAACACAAAGGTAGAACAATGGTTAATTGGTTACATTTTAAGTTTTGGAAAGACTTTTTACTTGACAAACTTACCAGATAGATTGTATAATGTAGTTAATGTTAATAGGATATACGAAATCAAACAATTTATGGAAGGAGTAAAATATTTTGAGATATAATAAATTTAACAACAACAGGAGACGTGATCATAGACAGACTGAATCACCAAAGGGTTTGACTATAGAAGTAAGAAACGGTGATGTTAATAAAGCATTAAGAATTTTCAAAAAGAAAGTTCAAGAAGAGGGTATATTACAGGAATACAAAGAGAGACAACATTACGTGAAGCCTAGTGAAAAAAGAAGAAAAGCAAAGGCGGCAGGTAAAAAACGTTGGGAAAAGAAACAAGAAAAAGCAAGGTTAGATAGAGGATACTAAAAATATGTCGCTTACGGTTGAAGCGTGGTTCCCCCAACTTATTTGGTCTGGCCTGTTAGAAAATATAGATAATGAGAAACTTACGGAATTTGCTTACGAAAGAAAGAAGCAAACAGAAGGCGTAAAAGCATCTAATTATATAGGTTGGCAAAGTAGTAATATCCATTACAAAGACAACGATACATTTGATAAGTTAGTAGAAACTATTACAGGTCATATAGAAGATTGTAGAGATCTAGTAAAACTGCCTCCATTACAACTGTATAATATTTGGATCAACGTAAATGGTCCAGGAGCATATAATCATTTACATAATCACCCAATGGCTTTACTAAGTGGTGTGTATTATGTAAAAAGCACACAAGAACAGGGCAACATATTTTTTGAAAGAAGTGATGGTGCTGAATATTTTTTACCTCCGGTACAAGAAGGCAATCACTTTAATGGTTCGGCAACATCTTATAAATCAGTAACTGGTGCTTTATACATTTTTCCTGGTTGGCTTAAACATAGTGTGGAACCAAACACAACAGAAGAAAATAGAATATCAATATCATTTAACTACGGAGTGACCAAATGAGAATAGAACACGATATCAAATTGGATTATCAGGACGTTCTTTTTAAACCAAAACGTTCTACACTGACATCTAGAAAAGATGTTGATCTAAAACGTACATTCAAATTTTATAATAGTAAAAAAGAATGGACTGGTATTCCTATAATGGCATCTAATATGGATGGCGTAGGTACTTTTGCCATGGCAAAAGTATTACAAGAAAGAAAGATGATTACTGTTTTAAGGAAACATTATACACTAGAAGATTGGAAAAATGCTATCGGTAATGGTGTAAAAATGAAATATCTAGCAGTTTGTACAGGAACTGGCGTCATATGGGATCCTGACGCTAAAGACTATGCTACAATGAAAGCAGTTCTTGAAATGTATCCTGATATACCTTTTATCTGTGTAGATGTAGCAAATGGCTATTTTGAAAACTACGGAGAATTTATAGAACGCCTTAGAGAAACTTACCCAGAGAAAATTATTATTGCTGGAAATGTGATCACAGGTGAAATGACTGAAGAACTTATTTTACGTGGAGCGGATATTGTTAAATGCGGAATAGGTCCAGGGTCAGTCTGTACAACACGACTAATGACAGGAGTAGGTGTACCACAACTTTCCGGGATCATTGAATGTACAGATGCCGCGAACGGTGTTGGTGGACATGTGATTGCTGATGGTGGTTGTATACATCCAGGAGATGTGGCCAAAGCATTTGGAGCAGGAGCTCACTTTGTAATGTTAGGCGGTATGTTAGCAGGTCATGATGAATCAGAAGGTGAAATAGTAGACGGCAAAGTTCAGTTCTATGGAATGAGTTCAAATGCGGCTATGTCAAAGCACGGAAGCAGAAAAGATGGTTATAGAGGTGCTGAAGGTAAAGTGGTACAAATACCGCATAGAGGTCCTGTTGAAGGCACACTTACAGAAATACTTGGAGGTGTAAGAAGTGCGGCTACGTATATTGGTGCGAAACGTATTAAGGACATGCCAAAATGTACAACATTTGTCCGTGTCAATAATGTAGTAAATCAGGTGTTTAAACCGTTTGAAGCATAAATTGGTAAAAAAATCTATTGACTTTTAACCTTTTTATGCTTATATTAGTATTAGTATGATAAATACTATTGTTGAAGATATGCCAGGGTTGGGTATTTTCAATAGGGCATGT